CAGAAGCAGAGAGACTCACAATGACTAATTCATCTCAGTCAAAAACTAATGAAGGCCTCTTCCTTCTTCTATGGGCTTTTGGTCTTTTTTTTGGAGTGTTTGGGTTCTTGTTCCTAATCGACAAATGGTTTTGTCATCAAGCAACAGGCTATCTGATTGGAGTAGCTTAAAATAGTCCCCAGTCTCGGTCCCAAAGCATCTTGAAAAGCACTAGAAATCCCATCAGACGATCTCCTCGTTTTCCACTAGAATCTTGAGCGCCTCCCGTCTTTCCTCCTCGGACTTGCTTTCGTCTTCGTAGGTCTCACGGGCTCTTTGATTCTCTCTTTCTCTTTCCTGTCTTTCTTCCTCAGCAATTTCGCTGGGTGTCTTGACATGGATATCGATAACCTTCCCGTAAGCACTCGCTCCGATCAGGCAAATAAGCAGTGTTGAGATGTAGAGTTTCATGCTTGAAGTCTACGCTTTTGCCAAAAACAAAGCAAATGATCGTCTATTAACCGATTTAGTAGACATTAATTCCCCCTCTCTCATACGGTAAAGAAAAAAGTACTGATATGAAAATGAGAGAAGTTCAGGTCTCCACCGAATACGTTGAGACACTCTGTGAAAAGATGCTGGAATGGGTCAAGAAAGAAGACTCATACACCATCCCTCAATTTCTGCAATGGAAGGGGATCGGCTATCCCTACCTTAAGTACATCATCTATACCTACCCTCAAGCGCACAATGCCTTTGAGGTGATGAAGGCCATCCTCTGCAACCGATGGTTTTCCTTAGCTATGAGGAAGGATGAGCTTCCCCAACATCGGGCTAAGATGCTGATGAGATACCTGCGACTCTACGATTCTCACGCATTGGATGTTGAAGAGGAAGCGAAGAAAAGTGTGGCAGAGGCCGAGACAAAAGTACAGATGCAGTACTTAGCGGAATATTATGATCGATCAGAGCTTACAGAGCCATATAAGGGAATCTACGACCAGAACATTGACAAACGTCGAAGTTCAAAGAAAGCTAAATGAGTATTCCCCACGGCCTTACCAACTTCCCATCTTAAAAGCCCTACACAGCGGCTTTAAGAGAGTGCTTGCCATCATGCCTCGACGTGCTGGGAAGGATATCACAGCTCTGAACTTTGTAATCCGCCAGATGTACGACAATCCTGGCGTCTACTACTACATCTTTCCTACCTACTCACAAGCCAAGAAGGTGATATGGGATTCGATAACGAACGACGGCAAGAAGATTCTGGATTATTTCCCCGAGGAACTAGTGATCCAGAAGAACTCCCAAGAGATGAAGATTCGGATGCAAGCCAAAGATGGCCAGGAGAGTCTCTTTCAGCTTATTGGTTCCGACAACTACGACACTTTAATGGGAACGAACCCTAAGGGCTGCGTCTTTTCTGAGTATGCCCTTCAGGACCCCATGGCCTACCAATACATTCGCCCAATCCTGACAGCAAACGGGGGATGGGCTCTTTTTATTTCTACTCCACGGGGAAAGAACCACCTGTGGCAGTTAGCTGAACTGGCAAAGAACTCGCCAGACTGGTTCTACATAAAGCTCACTGTCGAAGACACAGAACATATTCCGCTCTCTGAAATCGAAAAGGAACGTGCCGAAGGGATGATGTCTGAGGACCTCATCCAGCAGGAGTACTACACCTCTTTCGAAATGGGTGTCGAAGGCTCCTACTACTCCAAGTATCTAGACTTAGCCCGTCGCGATGCTCGTGTGGGAGTAGTTCCCTGGGAGAATGGATTCAAGGTCCATACTGCATGGGATATTGGGGTCCACGATTCCACTGCCATCATCTTTTTCCAAGTGATCGGGCAAACGATCCGCATAATCGATTGCTACGAAAACAACAAGGAAGGGCTGGAGCACTACGCCAATGTATTGCAATCCAAGCCCTATCTCTATGGGACCCACATCGCTCCTCACGATATCCGCGTGAAAGAATGGGGTTCAGGCATTACACGCTTTGAAAAAGCTAGGCAGCTAGGAATCAAGTTCACTTTGGCTGATGACTATGAAATACCCGACGGTATCGAAGCATGTAGGTCCCTCTTTTCTAAGCTCTGGGTAGATGAGAAGAAAGCTGAGCCTCTTCTCAAAGCACTCGAGAACTACCGACAAGAATACGACTCTAAGAGAAAAGTTTACAAGGCTCGTCCTCTTCACGACTGGAGCTCCCACTTCGCCGATGCATTCCGCTACATGGCTGTCTCTATGAGCAAGACTCGAGACGGTCTTTCCAAAGAAGAACTAGAACAACGTTACCAAAAAGCGGTGCAAGGGTCGCAAGCCAATCTGCCTCCTATGTTCCGAGACCAACATCATGGAGGATTCTGATGCAGACCAAGGTAATCAAGTACGCCAATTCAAGAAAGCTCCGCAAAGGAGAAACATACCTAAGCAAGGTACCCACCAAATGCCAAAGAGATGGCTGGCTTAGCACTGAGCAGTATTTGCCCGAGGACTATGAACTGGTCCATCTCAAGTCCGACCTTCTCGGATGTGCAATACCCGGATGGGCACAAGGAAACAAATTCGTTGGACTGCGAGTTAAAGACCAGCCCTACAAGTATTGGAAGTTCGCCAAGGGAGAAAACTAAATGACACTATGGCCAATGCCAGGCAGCAACAGCTTCTGGACACAGAGATCCGACGACGACAAAACACTGAAACAACGGATGGAAGACACCTATGCCCAGAGCATCACAATCAACCAGAGCTATTGGTCCGAGGCCGATATTGACGCAAGATTCAAAGCCGGAGATCAAACCCTTTGGAACGATATTTATGGAAACCTGCCTGCCTTCCGTCGCCGAGTCTTTAATTTTAATCGCATACGTCGCGTTTGTAATATGATCACTGGCTACCAACGGCGCAATCGCAAGTCGACCGTCGTCGTTCCGGTAGAAAATTCCGATGAAATAACAGCAAATCAGTTTTCCCAAATCCTCCTTTGGGCTATGGAAAAGGATAAGACCCTAGAGACAATTTCTGAGGCGTTCGATGGGGCAGTAACGACCGGCATGAACCTCCTATCGGTTTGGATGGACTACAGGTCCGACCCCATAAATGGAGACATCCGTGTGGACAATGTGTCCTACAACGGCTACCTCATCGATCCCTTTTTCAAAAAGCATGACCTGTCTGACTGTAACTTCATTTGGACAAGAAAATGGCTCACCAAAACACAAATTAAATCACTGCTCCCTGACAGAAAAAGCGAAATTGATCATTTGTCGTCGAAAGGAACTCGGGACGGCAAGTTCCAATTCATGCCAGAAGCGTATAACTACGGAATGGAAGACCTTCTTTCATATGATGAGTACTGGTATCGCGATTATCGCATGCAGAAACTCATCGTGGATGTCAAAACAGGGGAGACGCTTGAATGGAGAGGGGAAGATGAAGACCTCAAGCGTTTCCTCGACACCTACCCCGAGCTTACTGTTGTGGAGAACCAAATCCAGACATGCAAGCTAGGAATTGTCGTACAAGGTGAGGTTCTTTATCACGGCCTTAACCCAATGGGCATCGACCAATATCCATTCGTTCCTGTTCTTGGTTACTACGAACCTCAAATTCCTTATTTTCCATGGAGAGTTCAGGGGGTTGTTAGAGGGTTACGCGACTCTCAATATCTATACAACCGCCGCAAAGTGATCGAGCTCGACATCATGGAGTCGCAGATCAATTCTGGATGGAAATACAAAGAAAATGCCCTTGTCAATCCTGACGATGTATTCCTCAATGGACAAGGAAGAGGTTTGGCTCTTAAAGAAGATGCCCAGATGTCTGACGTTGAAGCTATTCAACCTCCAAATGTCCCTCAATCGATGATTGAATTGTCCAAGATATTAGGCGATGAGATTCAACAAATCTCCGGAGTTAACGAAGAACTTTTAGGGTCTGCTGAGGATGACAAAGCCGGAATTCTCTCCATGTTGCGGCAAGGCGCTGGCCTAACGACTTTGCAGATCCTTTTTGATCAGTTAGATCATTCCCAGCGTCAGCTCGGGAATATCTTCATGGATTTGGTGCAGCACAATTTCTCTCCAGGAAAGATCAAAAGAATCATTGGAGAAGAACCTGCACCGCAATTTTACAACAAGGCCTTTGGGAAGTTCGACGCCGTCGTTGAAGAGGGGCTCAATACCTCTACTCAACGTCAGCTTCAGTTCAAGCAACTGCTAGCTCTCAAAGAAATTGGTGTACCAGTCCCCACTGACTTGCTCATACAGTCATCTACGCTTCAAAACAAACAAGAGCTCGTGGATGCGATCGGACGACAAGAGCAACAGGCAGCACAGCTACAGCAGGTCCAAATGGAAGCTGCTTTGGCCGAGCAGGCTGCAAAAACAAAAGACCTCGAAGCACGGGCAGAGGCAAACGCTGGACTCGGATTCGAAAGAGCGTCCCGCGTACAAGAAAACAGAGCACTTGCCATTGAACGTCTTGCGGAATCCGAGAAAGACAGAGAGCTGGGGGCACTTCATAAGGTCAAAGCTATGAAGGAGCTCGATTCATTGGATATCGATCAGGTTGAGAAGCTTGCTCGTCTCAGTCAGATATTAAAAGAGCTGGAGTCTCCCGAAGACATCCAGAGCAAACAACAAGTGCAACAACCAAACATAGAAGAATTAGCAGTTGCTGCTAAAGGAGAAAACAATGGCTAGAGAAGACAGACATGAGATGGACTCTCAGTTTGAAGGCATGATCAGCGAAGATCATAGCGCGCCTGCAAACCTTCCACAACACGTGGTCCATAAATTCTACCCCAAGTGTGGATACATGGACGCATACGAACTCGATGATTCCATCAGAGGCCTCGATGATACTCGTAAAGACGATATCAAAAAGATCGAGAGATACCACTCTGATGTGAAGTACTAGGAGATTCATATGGCAATGCCAAGACCGTCAGGAAAGGCTCAGAAGATCGCTGAGGAGGTCGTTCCAGGATTGAAGTCCAAGAACAAATCTCGCGGGAGAGTGAAAGATAAATCTCCACAAATCCTTTCTGAGGTCGAAATTATGCAAACACGAAACATAGAAAATAAGGAAGGTTTGAAATGAAACGCCGTAAACAGGGGTATAACGCCCGTTTAGATGAATCTCTAGGTATGAGACATAGAGGACATCACAGTCAATCTCTAAAAGACCGTAGAGACGAGTCTAAAGGGATGGAAAAGAAAGACACTGGCCACGCATACGCGGGCGACCGTGGGATGGATAAATCATACCATCACCACATGGCTCATGCACACCACAAGTACATGGCCAATAAGCACCGAAAATCGATGCACAAAGCCAAGTAAAAATATATGTCTTTGATTGGGGGTAAATTTTTACCCCCTTTAACGACAGATTAGGAGAATCCATGAAAAAGTCAGAGTATACGGAAATTGAAAAGCTCATCGAAGAGTTAGATGACATTCGATGCAAAGCTGTTTTTAGATTCATTATCACCATCCTCCGAGACATCAACCCCGGAGACGACGATGCCGTTTAAGTCAGATGCCCAAAAGAAGTGGATGTTTGCCAACAAACCCAAAATGGCAAAGGAATGGGCTGATCACACCCCTAAAGGAAAGAAATTACCGAAGAAAGTGAAAAAGGCGAAGAAGAAATGAAAGTAATCAGGAAAGCAATTAAGCACTTAAAAGACGACGTTAAGGGCTATGCAAAAGAAAGAAAGTACTTAAAGAAAGAAATGAAAGAAGACCGCGAACTGATGCGGGATCTAAACAAGGGGAAGACCAATGGCAGAAAGAAAAAGAAAGCGTGCTGCAAAGGATGCGAAGAAGGTCACGATTGCGAAGGGCGTAAAAGTAAAGCGCGGAAAAGAGTCAAAGATGAGAAAAAAAGCGGGCGGGTCAAACGTCGGCGAGTACAAAAAAGTAAAAAAGGGTGAATTCTGCGGACCATCTGGCGGAGCACCTAAGGGGTCCTATCCTGTTAACTCAGCTAAGCGATGCCGAGCTGCTCTTAGCTACGCTCATAATGCTCCGAACCCTGGGGGGATTCGCGCGTGCGTTAAGCGAAAATGCAAGGGTGAAGTCAAAGAATTCTCCAAAGGAAAGAAATAATGCCTCATCCAAAGAAAAAACGAGCGACGAAGAAAAAACTCAAACCGAAAGCGATGAAAGGTCTCAAAGATGACCGATCTTTAGGGAACTGGCTGAAGAAGCTCATAAGCAAGTTTGGAGAATCCAGTCATTTATGAAGTACCGGTGTCCCTCCTGCAAGATGAACTGGGAAGATGGAACAGAGCCTAAGGAAAGGTTCTGTCAGCCTCTTTGCATGTTCTGCTCTGGAAAACATACCGAGAAAGAATTGCTCAATTGGCAGATGGATCATATCAAGGAAATAAATCCTCCTGACCTGCCAGTAGTAATAAAACACTTTTATCGTTACGTAGAAAGAGAACTAAGCAAATTAGGAGGAAGACCAAATGATAATACCGGCTAATGCACCCGAGCCCGAAGAAAAGAAGACGACTGTAGGAGCAGAATCCCTTATACTAACAGAGAAGAGTATAGGAGAGATCGGTCCAGATGCCATCGAGCT